AGTTGGGAAAACTGCTTCAAATGTTATAAGTAAAGATTCCCTAAACGAGAAAAAATCCCCTAAAAATACTCAATCATATGGTACTCAACGATATGGGAGCGATTCAGAAAAATATAAAGAAGGAATTGATCCTGGACTAGGAATTGTTCCAATAATAAAAGCACCACAAAAAACAGCAACCATAGATAAAAATTTTCTTGGAGTTTATGATAATTATATAACTAAAGAAGAATGTGATAAAGCAATTAAATTATTTGAACAAGAGTCTAAATTTAGAAATACATTTAATAGAATTAAATTTGAAAATGCTGATATTACATATAAACAAGATGATCAATATTTTATGAATGGTGGTAATATGGAAGTATGGTGGGAGGAGTGTAAAATTATGTTTTATAACTTTGATATGGCTTTTAAGCACTACACTAAAAATACAGGTGCCGGCGCCGCCTATCCTAACATTGACTTTAACTATACTAGCATTAAAATTCAAAAAACTTTACCGACCCAAGGCTATCACAGATGGCATATAGAACACTCGGTGGGGTTATTAAATACGGCTAGAGCTTTTACTTTTGTTATATATTTAAATGATGTTAAGGAAGGTGGAGAAACAGAATTTTTACATTACTCAACAAGAGTACAACCTAAAGCAGGGAGAATTGTTATTTTCCCCGCAGCTTTTCCTTATCTTCATAGAGGAAATCCACCATTAAAAGGTGAAAAATATATTATAACTTCTTGGATGTTATTAAGCAAATCCACCATACATACATATTAATCCAATAAGTATTTAGTACACACAGGAAAATGGTCTTTCATATGTTTAGATAGCTAATTTTTTGGATGTGTTTAAGATGAGTATGAAGTAGGTCTTGCACCTAATCTTGTAATTTTTTCAGCTTCAGTTTCACCCTCAACGTTATCATTGTCCCAGTCAGCTTGTAGTTGAGCTAAATGCGCTGCGTCATACCTAGTAATAAACTCGTTAAAATCACCCAAAGAAGCGTCAGCATAAGAAGTATGAGAAGTTGTGTCTCTGTATTCTACTTCTTCGCTTGTATTACTTGTTCCATATTGGATCGCCCAGATGTTTGAAAATTTTGGATCATTCCAAAATGCATCATCATCTATTGTATAAGAAGATGCTCCCCCTTTATTAATTCTCTTGTCGGGGAATATTACAGTCCATGTTGCGTTAGTTGCCATTTTTCTCCTTAAGTTTTAATAAGATATAATATTGCTAAATACGGTTGAACAACTGAAGTTGCGTCTCCCGAAAAATTTGCACTCATATTATGAGAGTGCCCTGAATCCGAACCAGCACTGGTGGTACTTGGAGTAGACCAGTAGGCATGAGATCCATCTCCTATATTATGATTTCTCGGTATTGCATGATTTACAAACAAATTTGGTATAGAATGTGAGTGAGCAGCCAATTCAGATTCGCTTAATGTATGAGCCGCCGTTGAGCCTCCAACACTTCCTGTTGCAGTAACTGTGTTTGCTCCACCTGTTGTAGCTATTGTTTTAGTTCCTGATCTACCAACTGCTACATTATCACCTAAGTCTGGTACATTGAAAGATGAACCATCCGCCGAACCATAAGTAGTTGAAATAATTGCAAATAATGCTGCATAAGTTGTTCTAGATACTGATTGACCATCACATTCTAAGAAACCAGTTGGAATAGAAGTATCAGACCAAGGAATAATACATCCCGTTGGAATTCCTTCAATGCCGGTAAGATTGGCACCTGTATAATCGTATTTTGTAGCTTCATAATTTGACATAATATATTATCTCCTATTTCTCTGTGTATGTCCACCCTGTGGTAGCATCTCCAGAGTAAACTAATTTAAAACCAGCTCCTTGAGTATTAACTACAAGATCTGTTCCTGCATTAGCTATGTTGGAACTATTTCTTCCTACTGTTAAAGCATTACTATCAAAATCATATCCTTGATCAATAAAAGTAGCTTCATCCCCTGTACTTGGAGAAGCAGGTAAGGTAACGGTAACCGCTCCCCCACTTGTATTTACTAAAATTTGAGCACCTGATTGAATTGTTTCTGCTGCAGTGACTGCTCTCCATACTTTTTGTTCTGATCCTTTATAAATATTTGTTCCGTCAGACCATAATTGATAAGTATGACCTTCACATAAAAGAATTCCTGTACCTGAAGTAGTTTTAAATGTTAAAGTGTAATCTGCATGATCACATCCATCCCAAACTGTATATGATTTTTCAATTGAATCAGGAATGGTAACATTAACATTTGCTGCTAAGGTTCCAGTTAATTTTATTATTTCGTTTTTTCCATTAGAAACTACACCATTGGAGAAAGTTAATGCTCTACTTGAATTCGTTACATTAAATGCGTCGTAACCTCCAATTGCTTGTTCTAGAATTAATAAGTTTGTATTTGTAATTGATCCCCAAGTTCCGGAGTTTTCACCGGTTGCTTGGACTGTCAGTTTTAGATTATCTGATGTAGCGTTCGCCATTTTTTAATTCCTTATATGTTCATATTATTAAATAAATCGATTTATGTCAAATCCATTATGCAGCAACATCCCACCATCCAGGGGGATCTAATGGCGCTGAGCCAGTATCTACTTCACTCCAAATAAGAGTAGTACCTGATCCTAAAGACATAGTCAACCCATTTCCTGTTGGATATACTCTTGCGTTTGCATCAGTATCTTCATTACCTAAAGTAGTAGTTAAAGCAAAACCCGTAACATCAATAAGTGAATTTGCATCTAAAGTAGCGGTTCCTACGGCGACGCTCATTACTTCACCTGTTACCGAAACATTTGCATCTGCTACTGTGGTTACACTACCAACATAGACAGTAAAACCCTGGCCAGTAGCCATTGCATCCGGCTCTGGATCTAAAGTTCCTAAAGCAGTAGTTATTGCATTACCAGTTAAAGGAACATTAGCATGTCCTGTTATACTTTCATTACCTAATGATGCAGTTAAAGCTTGACCTGTTACACTTGCAGTGTCCCACTCTCCAGTAGCACCCCATTCATATTGGCCCCAGAAATATCTGCCCCAACCTTCTAAATTATATGCTTCAACATTGCCTACAGAAACTGTTGCTTGATTACCAGTTAACATTGCATCAGGTCCCGCATCTGCGGTTCCTAAAGCACTTGTTATTAATAAATTAGTATTATCTAGATATGCAACTGTAGTTCCAGTTGCTGTTACAGAACCTGAAGCCGCAACTATTTCATTCCCAGTTACAGAAACATTTGCACCTGCTGTTATACTTGCGACGCTTCCTACAGCGACAGTTAAAGCTTGACCAGTTACTACAGCGTCACCATATTCACCCCAAGCATTCGAACCCCAGGTATCTCTGCCCCAACCCATTTCATGATAGGCTGTTACAGAACCTAAAGCTAAACTAATTTGATTTCCAGATACCATTGCATCTGGTTCTGCATCAACATTTGATAATGCTACAGTTAAGGCCTGACCTGTTACATACCCTGTAGTGGTTCCAGTTACTGTTGAACTAGAAGTAGCTGCTGATAATAAATTTGTAGATACAGTAACATTAGAATTTCCTTCAATACTTTCATTACCTAATGAACAAGTTAAAGATTGCCCAGTAAGCAATACAATTGCGTTACCGAGATCATTCCATTGATTACTGCCCCAAGTCTGCGCACCCCAAGTATTGGCCATAGGAAGTTACCTTCCTATTAACCCGATACTCTAAGTATTGCTGCCGTAGATGTAGGCGCTGGGAATTGTACTGTAAACGTACCTGAAGTAGCTGTTTTATCTGCTCCAAAATCTAAAACACAAACTGATGCATTAGTTGTATCAGAAGATGTGTTATAAATTAAAGCACCTCTAGCTGTTAGAGTTACACCAGTAAAAGATCTATCTGCGAAATCGCATCTAGCCACTCCAGCTGAAATTGAAGTACCGTTGTTGACTAACGCACCACCACCTGCTGCATACTGTCCACTATTTGATACTTCAGAAGTAGCTGAATAAGCAGTAGTTGTAGATGTTAGAGTTGCTGTTGAAGAATAAAGAGCTAGCTTAAAGTTATCGCCACCAGATGACTTAAAATTCATGTCTGCTTCCAATAGCTGCTTTTTGAACGAATTACAAATTGCCTGTGTTATTGCCATAGTTTGTCTCCTTAACTTATTTTCCTATACGAGGAACACCACTCTGATATTCATCTCGTCTTCTTCTTCCCATTTGTTCTATTGAGAAGCCTTCTACCACTTGTTTATACCTTTGTTCGTATAATTGCAAGAGGTCTTGGGGCCCTTTTAAAAAACTAAAAGCCTCAACTAGGCATGCATACAAAAGTCCATTGGGAAAATTTAAACTTAAATATGTTGTAGTATTTGTACTAGATAATCCAGGGTCTTTCAAGATAAAATTTAACTGAATTTCATAGGTAGCATCTGGGGCTGGAGCCAGAACTATAGTATTATTATCCCACCAACTATAATATTTAGGCACCCCTGTCGAATTTGTAGGATTAAACTCGGACATAAAATTAGTGTCTCTATATTGTAAAAACTGTCTATTATCTGCTGAAGCAACTCCATCAGAATCTATAATTTGAGCTGATCTAATTATTAGGCAGTTATCTGGAGTATCTATATATCTATCAGAAGCCACTAGATTAGCTATTTTAAATCTTCTATTACTGTCCATATCAACTTCTCTTAAAATTCTAAATTCTGCATCTAAAATGAAGTCATCTATAATAGTTGAAGTCAAAACATTTGAATCAACTTCTGTATAATTCCTAATTTTTGTTACTAATTCAGCGTATGTCATTATGTTATATTCACGGTTACGTTGCCTAAAGTTGTTAAAGCCTGTCTTTTATTATTAATTTTTGATCCATCCTCAGGTATCATACCAGTACTTCCATAAGCAAAATCGCCGGGCAAAGTTAAATTTGCAATAATTCCTCCACCACCTCCACTCTTTAAACTAAATTTTTGAGGTCTTGCTTTTTCTAAACCTTGAGGATCAGCCACAAATGGTTTTGGATTAAGTTGTGGTTGTTTACGTTCATATTCAGAATAATGAACAAATGCACCATTCCATTCTGTAACCATTTCTTTCCAGGGGAATGCTAATCCACTTCTATCTGAAATTGCTAATGCGTGTGTTCCTTTTGCAAATTTTGCCATTATATATTTGGATAATAAGTTTTTGGTGTAATATACGTACTAGTCTCTGATCCATCCTCCTGTAATGCTCTGTTAAATTCATCCTCATATAATAATTTCATTTCTTGTACTCTTTGAGGAGCTTTTTTCTGCGCCATGTAATAAGCTAAGCCGGCACACATTGCAGGCACAAATCTATTAACTATATCTGCTTCATTTGTATAGGCCCCTGCATCTTGAATTCTTTTTAAATAATAATAATGAATATAATCTCCAGCTTGAGAAGTACCTGGTGTTAGATATAAAGTTAAGCTAACTCTATTTATAAATCTTTGAACCCAATATTGGGAAGGTTGCCCTGTTGCTGTTTTATTTGAAAAAGCAGAATATTGAGATCTACTTACTTTTGCAAGTGGAGTGTCCACATTATCTGTTGTTCTATAACTAGCTTCAAGAATATCAGATGCACCATAAACAGCCGTTGCATCAGAAGAACCATCACCTGTTCCTCTATACATAGTGTAAGTTGCTTGATCGGCAACTAAAGTAAAAGTATTTTCTGCTACTTCCCAAAAGTGTGCACCTCTATTCTGCCACTCTTGAAACATTATATTTAAAGATCTTCTCGCAGATCTTAAATCATTACCTGTGTAATCAAAAAAACCTAATCTTTCAAAAGCTTCTGTAATAATATCATCTATTGAGAAAGTACTCTCAAATGTTTGAGTCCCTGAAAAAGCCACAAGACCTCCTATGCGCCAGTAACAGTTACCGTAACGCTTCCAGCTGCTCCTGCTAGATTATAAACTATTCCATTTTTAAATAAAATTCCTGAACCTGGAATATAAACTGATAATCCCTCAGTATTATAATTATAAGTAGCCACCGCTGAACCAGGTGCCGATGCATCTGCAGAATCATATAAAATAATTGTAGATGCCGCAATACCTTCACCCTGAAGAGATGTAACTCTAACCCTACCTGTTCTTGCAAGAGTATCCGCTCCTACTGTAGCCATGTTAATGGTTGTTTGATCACTTGTAAAACTTGACATATTTTTTTATCCTTAATTGTAAGCTCCCGAAGGAGCTCACAAAATTATTTTATTAGCTTAAGTTATTATTTTGTAAATAATTAACTGTAAACGTTGCAGTACCTGCACTTGCATCTCCACCGCCATCAGTTACTTGTAATTGTATTCTAACATCAGATGTTCCAATGTCTTTCCAA